TTAGCGGCGCTTTGGCGGTTTTACCACCGGCAGTGCATGGTCATAGCGGCCTGTCATTGCTGCTGTCACATGCCCTGCAGCGTCTTGTTTGTCGCCCCGGTTACCCACTGTGTCGGTAATGCCGCGATGCTTGAGGCCGTGTAGCGAAAAGCGCTCCTGCTTCGAAATGATCCCGTCTGTCATTGCAAGTGTGATGAATCGCTGCCAGGCACTATCCAGCGATGACTTAGCCATCGGGTTACCTGACTGTTCAACCAGTAGGCGCCGATCCTCAGCCTTAATGGGCACTGCAAAATTTCGACCGTTTTTAGTCCAGATAGCGGTGCGTCGTGCTACGAGGAAATTCCACGCTTCGATCATTTCTGGATCCCACTCGGTGAGCGTGTCGCGTGACCCCTTGCGCCGTTGAGCATGGATGCCTGTTGGCTGCTTATGTGTGTCGTTGAGTGTGCACACCTCGATGCCGCGTAGGCGCGCGCTATACGCCAGCACCATGACTGGCGCGAGATAGCTTGGGCAGCTTCCCTTTGTATGCGGCGGAAGCGAGCCGCGTTCTCTAGCGAAGGCCAGCACCTTTTCGAAGGCGGTCGGCGTTGGCATCCGGTGTTTCTTTGCTTCGCGTGCTTGTCTCACGCCGATGGCTGGATTCGATCTGATACGCCCAGGCTTTTCTAGACATCTCAAGGCCATGGAAAATGGCTAATTCGGAGGTGTCCATGAGCAGCAAGCGGTATACGGATGAGTTCAAGATCGAAGCGGTCCGGCAAGTGACCGATCACAGGTTCAAGGTGGCAGAAGTTGCCGAGCGCCTGGGTGTCACCACGCACAGCCTGTACGCCTGGATGCGCAAGTTCGGCAAGCGCGGCGTCGTGCAGCGCGCCGAGGTGGACCAGAGCGCCGAGGTTCGGCGCCTGAAGGCCGAGTTGCGCCGAGTGACCGAGGAGCGCGACATCCTAAAAAAGGCCGCCGCGTACTTTGCCAAGGGGTAAAGGCAAAGTACGCCTTCATGCAGACCCATCGCGGGGAATTTAGGCTGTGCGCGATGTGCCGGGTGTTGCGGGTGAACCGGGCCGGTGACTACGCTTGGCTAAAGTCGCCCAAGAGTGAGCGCGCCAAGGAAGACGAACGCCTGCTGGGGTTAATCAAGCGCCAGTGGCTGGCCAGCGGCAGTGTCTATGGGCATCGCAAGATCACCAAGGATCTGCGCGATCTGGCGGAGCGCTGCAGTCGCCATCGGGTGCATCGGTTGATGCGTGCGGAAGGGTTACGTGCGCATGTGGGGACTATGGGCGCAAACCCCGCTTCCATTGCGGGACTGAGTACGTCGCCGCAGCCAACCTGCTTGATCGGCAGTTCGATGTCGCTGAGCCGAACACGGCCTGGGCGAGCGATTTCACCTTCATCCGCACGCATGAAGGCTGGATGTATCTGGCTGTGGTGATCGATCTGTTCTCCAGGCAGGTCGTCGGCTGGGCGATGCGCGATCGGGCCGATACCGAGTTGGTCGTGCAGGCCCTGCTATCGGCAGTATGGCAGCGCAAACCCAGATCGGGTTGCCTGATCCACTCGGACCAAGGATCGGTCTACACCATCGATGACTGGCAGAGTTTCCTGGCATCCCATGGCTTGGTGTGCAGCATGAGTCGGCGCGGTAACTGCCATGACAACGCCCCGGTGGAGAGCTTCTTCGGCCTGCTTAAACGCGAGCGGATCAGGCGGCGGGTCTACCCCACCAAGGACGCCGCGCGCGCGGAGGTGTTCGACTACATCGAGATGTTCTACAACCCACAACGCCGTCATGGTTCAACCGGCGACCTGTCGCCTGTAGAGTTTGAACGGCGCTACGCGCAACGAGGGTCTTGAGTGTCTACGGAACCCAGGGCGTATGACACCGCCCCGCCGAACGACTCGACGACCATACGGACGCTGTTGGCAGTGCCCTTACGCCGCTGGATCGCCATGGCGCTGCGCAGGCGCGAGCGCTTGATCGCATCGCTCCAGTCGGCCTTCCAGTCGTCCACCGACAGCGTCCAGGCCAGCCACGGCAGATGGCCAGCCGGGCACGTGTCCGGATTCCACAGATCCGGGTACGGCAGCGGGATCGCTTCCAGGCGATCGGTGACGGCGGCCAGGGCGCGCTCCATCTTGGTGGCGTTGGGCGGCAGAGGGCTATTCATCGATGCCGGCGTGCACGATGTCGATCGCGGTGCAGTAGGCGGCCTGCGTGCGACTGATCCTGATGTCAGCTGCAGGCGATTCCAGCTCCACGCGCTGCACACCATCGGCAAACAGCTTGGCCTTGATCGCCGATTCCGGTACGTCGCGGCCGAGACGGTGTGCCTCGTCCAGATACGCCTGCAGGCTGCGCAGCGCCTCGCGCATGACCACCGCCGAGTCGGTGCCGGCGTAGGTGTAGACGCGTCCACGAATGGCATACGGGACGATCTTGGCGCTCTGGACCGTGACGCTGTCGGTCAGCGGGCGCACGTCATCGTTGGTAAGGATCGTAGCGACCTCGTCGAGCAGTGCCTGTGGAGCCGTGCCATCGCCCGTGCGCGATTGGACCGTGACCAGCACTTGCCCGGGTGCGGGGCTGGTGGCACTGGCGTCCATGACATCGGCCGCCGCGCTGAGTGCGTGATAGATGTAGGCGCCCTCGGGGCCAGCGACGCTGAAGCCCTCTGGAGGGTAATCCCCCCGCAGGTTAGCTGACGCCAGAAGTGGAATTTTCTCGTACCCTTTTCCGAGGAGGTTCCATGAAGACATCCCGCTTCACCGACAGCCAGATCATCGCCGTGCTCAAACAGGCCGAGGCCGGCACGCCAGTGCCGGAGCTCTGCCGCGAACACGGCATCAGCTCGGCAACGTTCTATAAGTGGCGCAGCAAGTTCGGCGGCATGGATGCGTCGTTGATATCCCAGCTCAAGGAGTTGCAGGACGAAAATCGGCGGCTGAAGAAGATGTACGCCGATGCCCAACTCAGCGCTGACCTGCTGAAGGAGGCGATGGCAAAAAAATGGTAAGGCCATCTCAACGCCGGGAGATGGCCCGATGGGCGGTGGAAGAAGGCCGCACGAATATCCGGCATGCTTGCCGGACCTTTGCGCTGAGCGAGACCTGCTTTCGGTATCAGCCCAAGGCCAGCCAGGAGAACGCCCAGATTGCTGATTGGCTTGTGAGACTGACCGCGACCTATCGCGATTGGGGGTTCGGCTTGTGCTTCCTGCATCTGCGCAACGTGAAGGGCTTTGGCTGGAACTACAAGCGGGTGTACCGCATCTACCGGGAGTTGGAATTGAACCTGCGGATCAAGCCGAAGAGGCGGCTGGTGCGCGAGCGGCCAGAGCCGTTGGCGGTGCCGGAGACGATCAACCAGTTCTGGTCGATGGACTTCATGCACGACCAGTTGGCCGATGGTCGCAGCTTCCGGTTGTTTAACGTGCTCGACGACTTCAATCGCGAGGGTCTGGGGATCGAGGTCGACCTGTCGTTGCCATCGGCCCGGGTGATCCGCTCGTTGGATCAGATCATCGAGTGGCGCGGCAAGCCGCGCGTGATTCGCTGTGACAACGGCCCGGAGTACATCAGTGGCGCGCTGCTAGCCTGGGCACAGCAGCGCGGCATTCGGATCGACCACATCCAGCCGGGCAAACCACAGCAGAATGCTTACGTCGAGCGCTACAACCGTACCGTCCGCTATGCCTGGCTGGCCACAACGTTGTTCGACACCATCGAGCAGGTTCAGGACGAGGCCACACGCTGGCTATGGACGTACAACCACGAGCGCCCCAACATGGCGCTGGGCGGCATCACCCCAGCGATGAAATTGGCGATGACCGCATAGCTCCACTTTTGGCGACCGCTAAAAGCGGGGGGATTACCGAGCCAGCTGGATGCGGCGGCGAAAGTCCACGTCCGACTCATGGGTCGGTGCGATGCCGATCTCCGGCTGGCCCGGATCAAGCACCAGACGCGCAACGCCGAACAGCGCGCCTAAGTGATCGAGGTTGGTGCCGGTGGCGAAGGCCAGCATTGTCTGCTGCGCCTTGTCGTTGGCGCGCTGGCGGAGCAATAGCTCGCGGGCTGCGAACAGCTGCAGGAGCTTGTAGACCGGATCTGATTCGGTGAGCGCTGAGAATTCCAGCATCAGGCTGCGGAACTGAGCCAGTGCAGCAGCAAAGATCGTCTCGAAGTCCAGAGCTTCGATAAGGTCTGGCGCTTGCAGCTTGGATAGGTCAACTGCAGTAAACGAAGCCATAATCGCTCCAAGCACCAAAGAAATGATCTTCGGCACTTGGAGCGAATTTTTCTAACCAAGTAGTCTGTAAACGGGTGAGCTACAAGTTACCACTAATGAATCTTAAGCAGTTGCCTTACAGGTGAAAGTGCTTTTTGCTTCCGTCTTTACACCGTCAGCGTCGATAACGGTGGTCAACATCTCAAATGAAGTCGTTTTCGTGCCGCTTGAACCTGTGCAGTACCACTCATTTGTCAAGGGTGACGCCTGCTCAGTCGCATATGTCTTGCTAAAAGAAGGGCAAGTCCAGCCGGTGGGACACGTGGTGAACTTTCTTTCATAGGCCAACGGGAACTGCGGGTTTCCGACAAAGCTGGTAGAGATGGTGATCTTCGGGCCGTTCACTACGGCCGAAGTATTAGCAACTGAGATTTTTTGCGGTGTGCAGGTCTTTCCGCTTCTATTGATCCGGTATCCCTTCTCAACGCCGCGCATTGCCGCATCTCGAAAGACAGGGTCAAGCAGGGCTGTTGCATTGGTAGGGTTTGAGGCAAATCCTACCTCGACCAAAACGGCGGGAACTCCAAGTGCATACGTGTTTTCACCGTATTCAGTGGATGCCTCTGCTGCGCGAACAACCCATTGCTCGTATCCTGGTGTTGCATTGATCACTTCCTTCATGGAGCATGAGACTGCATCGGCCAAAAGTTTGCTCGATTCCCTCCCGGTTGCGTAGAGAATTTTTGATCCGGTTGCAGTAGTTGATCCTGCATCTGTATGTAGGCTTATGATTGCCTTTGCTTTCAGGTATACCGCGTACCTCGGTCGTGAGCGGATGTCAGAGCCAATTTCATCCTTTGGGAGCGACCCCACATCTCTTTTTCATTAGGAAGAATTCTTGCGAGATGATACTTGGCGGCCAACTTCCACCACGGCAGCTTGGTGGAAGTCTCAACGGTTTCAGAGGTTGAGCGTGGGAAAACAACGGCCTCCGTGCTCCTCGTGCGCAAATACGTTGCGAGTGTGCTGGCAAGAGTAGGATTATCGACATCTTCATGCCAGCCATTAACTAAAGGGCGTTGCCATCCCCAGCCGCCTCCGTCAACCTTAGTGCGGCCGTGCCCTGCGGAAACCACCACGGGTGCTTCTGCTTCAGCAGTGGGAGACATTGTCTGTTTTTTGTTATTTGGCTCCCACTTTTCTGTAGGAAATAGCTTGTCTGTAGCAATACCTCCAAAAGTGCAGGACGTACCGGTGAAGCTCAGATTTCCAGTTAGGATTTCGGTTGCTACACCTGTTATTTGGTGAAGCTGTTGCTCAAGGGCACCAGAGATGTATGTGTCTCCCTTTGGTATAAAGTCCCTGCCAAGTTCGATCAGGATCATCCCTGTCTTACTGTCGAACCGGACATCAACGGGCGAGGCCACTTGGCCTGGCAACCGATTTTGGTTCGCGATCGTCTTATCAAGTTCGGCTTTGAGCAATTTGCTCAGTTCAGCTCGCTGACTGGTTGAGAGATTGGCGACATTTGGCAATGGTTGCTCAGCTAATGCCGGTAAAGCCAAGAAAATTCCAGCTGAAAGAGACAGGACGAGGCCCACGTTACGTAGGCTTGCGAGCTTGCTCGACCGATTGCGGTCTGACTTTGATTGCATGACATCACTCCATGATATTCGGGGGATGGGAAAGCCCCGGGTGTGCGCAGCATTCCGTTGCCTCCCCAGTGCCAACCTATCTGCATTTTGCCGCCGCGTCAAAATGTTGGCTTTCGGGACGTGCGCGCCATCACCACTCTTCCGCCCGTCTTGACTGTCATGCTGCTGACATCACGCATCTAGGTGGTTGAGAAGTTGGTCGTGTATGGCTTGCCGATCTTCAACAGATAAGCCGAGCAAAGTGCGTCTTTCGTAACGTGCCACGGGACCGCCTCGCCTCACCCGTTCGCTTAGGCCATCTTGATGTACCCGCGCGATGCGTGACACACGGCCCATGAATCCTACGCTGACCTCGTTGGGACTAGCGCTGACCTTCAGGAACTTGGCTTGCCGCAGCTTGGTAAACATCTTCTTGCGTTTGACTCTGCCGGATTTGTCGCGCAGCTGCTCTTTGCGCGGTGTGTAGGGCGTCCCGTCAGGTGTCTGTTGCCGACCGATGCGCTGGCTCTGCGATCGCCGCAGCGCGGTGCCGATCTTGCGCGCAAGCTTGCGGCGCTCTCCTTCCTGCAGCCGGGCCAGCAACGGCGCGGCCCAGGTCTCCAGCGCGGTTAGCTCATCCATGTCGGATCGATCACCGGCTCGGGCGCATGGGTCATGTCGTAGCCGCCGCCATCTTTCGCCGTCACCACGACGCGTTCGGTCAGCGGCAACTTGATCGACAGATCCACTACGTCGTTGGCGAGGATGTCGGCCTCGAAAGCGATCTCGCCGCGTCGCGCGGGATTGGACAGCAGCTCGGACTGATTGGCCTGCACCCATTCCAGCAGCGGCAGCATCACGCTGTTGGGATGGCCGGCGTAGTCGGTCAGGATCAGGTTGAGCGTGTACTGGTATTCGAACGACAGCCCCGGCTGGTACGTGCTGACCAGGCTGCCGGCGTCGATAAACACCAGCAGCCGGTCGGCATCACGTGCCAGGTCCGGCAATGCCGCGACCAGATGCGCGCGCAGGCTGGCGGGCTTGATCATGGCGCCGGCTCCGGCAGATGCAAGTCGAGCCAGTTCTGCAGCGCGCTCAGCTGCGCGGCGGTGGCGTGGCAGCTGGTGTAGTTGTCGGCGACGGTGCCGGCGATGGCAGAGAGCGTAATGCCGGCGGCCGGCGCATCAGGATCTCCGGTGGGCGGCCCGGCAGGGTTGCCCGTGGCGGCGGCGTCGTGCAGCCGCACAAAGCCAGCAGGGATAGTGCAAGCAGCATCGGCTTTCTGGGTGACATAGATCGGGATCTCACGGGTGATGGTGGCGCCGGCTTGGCGCACGATCTGCACGCGGTCGACGTACTGCGTGACGACGGTGGTGGAGCCTTTGGCGCTGTCGCGTTCCGCCTCGGCCTGGCGCTTGGCCTGCAGCGCGGCATCGCGGTCTTGCTGCGCTGCGCTGACACGCTGCTCTTGCCACACGCAGCCACCAACGAGCACTGCGATCAGCGCCAGCAGGATGATCAGGCGCGTGACCATCAGGGCACGCCCAGGATCTGCAGGGCGCGCTGCGTGCGCGTGACGCGATCGCTGTGGCCTTCGGGCAAGCGCTTGGCGCGTGCGTTGCCCAGGTTGATCTTGCGGCTCAGGCCCAGCACATCGCCGGCATCGGCCAGGACGTTTAGCCCGTTGTCGTGCCAGTACGCCGCCGCACCCAGGGCGCTCGGCTCGATCTGCAGCAGCAGATCCGGCTGCTCTTCCACCGGCAAGCCGATCAGCTCACCGACGCGTCGGTAGTTGCCACGGAAGGTGTGTTGCATCGGGCCACGGCCCCGGAAGAGGTGACCGTCGCCGCTGGCTTCGTTACCGTTACCCAGGCGATTGGCGTAGACGAAGTTGGCCAGGCCGACCGGATTGCGCAGGAACTTGGGCGCTTGCGCCGGCGTGATGCGTGCACCAAAGACTTCCAGCAGCCGCGCGCTTGTCGTGTAAGTCAGCCCTTCTTCCATACGCGTCAGGCTCAGGCTTTCGTGGCCGACCTGGCCGAGCCAGTGCGCGGCGCGGCGCTTGGTGGTGATGCCGAAGCGGTTGGCGGCGGCAAGCAGCGGGCTGTGCCAGCGCTGGGCGCGTTGCGGCGAGCACTGCATGATCGAGGCGAGCTGGGTATCGGTGAACATCAATCGACCTTCAGGATGCGCGCCACATTGCCCTGGGCGCGGTAAGTGAGCACCGCCAGCACGATCAACGTGCCCAGGTGCCAGAGACTGACTTGCGAGCCGGCGCCGGCCAGCAGGATGTGCAGTGCCTGGCCGCCGATCAGCAACTACGCACACCAGCCCGCGCCGCGCCGATGGCGCGCATCGACCGGGCGGTGGTAGGTAAGCAGGCGGACGCAGATGGCAAGCGAGGCCATCAACGTCAGGACGGTGACCAGGCTACGCACTGGGCGGACCTCCACGACGTAGGAAGGAAAAGTCGAACGATTTGCTCTTTTCGATCAGGCCGAGCGTGACGGTGATCGCGCGCGCCGCGCTGGCGAAGGCAGCCACGCCACTGGATTTGATTGGCAGCCAGAGCAGGATCTCTGGCGCCAGCTGGTAGCCGGCGATCACGCTCACCGGGAAATAGATCAGCCGTACCAGCAGCGGTTGCTTGGCGGCGGACACCACGAACAACGCGCCGCCGGCGAAGGCGCCGATCAGCGCGTCGCCGTCGATGCCAGGCAGCACGGAGGCAAGGCCCACACCGGTGGCGATCAAAAAGCCGCTCGATACGGAGGTGGGTTCGGTCATCGGGTCAGTCCCATAGCTGCGCAAGCGGCGTCATCGCCGCCGTGGTGGTGGTTACCTCGGGCAACTCCACCGGGGTGCCATGCGGAAGCACAGCGCCCAGTTCGGCCAGGCCGGGATTGAAGAGATAGGTGCGCTCGATCAGGCCGGCCGTGCTGCCCAGGTGGCGCCAGCACAGCAGGTCGACGGTGTCGCCTTGCATGGCGTGTACGCGCATCAGATGAGCTCCACCGTGCTGCGCGGCAGGTTCTGCAGATCGCGCACGGCCCAGCGTTGGTCGCGGCGCAGCTCGGTGATGCTGGGTGACAAGTCATCGGCGCGCGAACGTCGTGGCGACGCCCAACCGAGCACAGCTGGTGCGAGGCGAAAGGGCGTTGTAGCTGAATATACATTGCGTATACGATTCGTATATCGCCAGAGCTGGAGCCACCATGGGCATCGTCAATATCGATGACGACCTGCACGACCAACTACGCCGTGCGTGCACCGTGAGTAGTCGCTCGATCAATGCGCAGGCCAATTTCTGGATCAAGGTCGGCATGCTGTGCGAGATGCATCCGGACACATCGTTTCAGGAAATCGTGGCCGAACAATTGCGCGCTGCGGGCGTGCGGCCGCAAGCCTTGAAACCAGCCCGGACGTGATCAAGTCGCCTGACGAGATTGCGCTGATGGCAGTGTCCGGTCAGCTCCTGGCGCAGGTATTCGATGCGCTGGATCGCTTGCCGCTGGAAGGCCGCAGCACGCTGGAACTCAACGATTTTGTCGAGCGCATGATTGTGGATGAGCTCGATGCACGGCCTGCCAGCAAGGGGCAATACGGCTTCGAGTTCGTACTCAATGCATCCATCGACGATGTGGTCTGCCATGGCGTGCCATCGGCCGATGACGTGTTGCGTGGTGGGCAGATCGTCAACCTGGACATTACGCTGGAAAAGAACGGTTTTATCGCCGATTCCAGTACCACGTATCTGGTGGGCGAGGTGGCTTACACCGCACGTCGGCTGGTGCAGACCACGTACCAGGCGATGTGGAAAGGCATTGCAGCGGTGCGCCCAGGCGCGCGCTTAGGCGACATCGGCCATGCCATTGCGCGGCATGCGCGTGCGCACGGCTACAGCGTGGTCAAGGAATACTGCGGGCACGGCATCGGCCGCGAGATGCATGAAGATCCGCAGATTCTGCATTACGGTCACGCAGGCACCGGTCTGGAACTGCAGGAAGGCATGGTGTTCACCATCGAGCCGATGATCAACCAGGGTCGCGCGGCGATCCGTTCGCAGCCGGACCAGTGGCCGGTGCACACGCGCGACGGCAAGTTGTCGGCCCAGTTCGAGCACACCGTAGCGGTGACGCGGACCGGCGTGCGCGTGCTCACCTTACGTCCCAACGAAACACCGCTGTGCGTGGTGGAGTGACGCCCAGTAACGCAGCGCGAACGGCAGTTGTCAGTCGGCAGATGCGCGCCTGGATGCATCAGGCCCGCGCGGGATCAGCGGAGTGGTGTTGGTCTGCAGGAGCAGGTGCACCGCTGTTTCAACACTGATGAAACGGCTACGTTGGAGCAGATAGGCCAGCACGAGAAATCCTGAGAACATCAGCGTTTCCCCGGGCCTGATGACGGCTACTGGCACCAAAAATCCAACCACCATCATCATGATCCCGCGTTGCCGACGGTCGATCACGATGCGTCCGCGCATGATCATCGGATACACACCGCCGACGAACAGAAATGTCTCGCGAAACGCATAAACATTTTCCGAAAAACGATGGAACCCCAATTTCGGCCAGCGCGATGGTTCGACCGCATTTTCCACCTGCGCCAGCGAAAAACAGGCCAGCGCGTCGCGGCTCACCGGAATGCGCCGTGTAAAACACCGGCAGGCCGCAGCTGAAGTAGGGGCGATTCCAGATGACCGGCAGATGCCTTCGATGACAATCAAGCCCAGCAGCAGAGAGAGCAT